TTTCCACCACCAGAACCACCAGAGCCACCACCCATCTGTAAAATCCTAGCACTATTCTGTGTCCTAGCACCTGCGATGTTATTGATAGTTGGTGAAACACTTGTAGGTGCGTTGATGATCACTGGTGTACCACTTCCTTGCGCCATGGCTGACATCGAAGGAGAGTTTCCTTTAGCCATTGCATAGTACATGGATAAGAATTTACCTTCTGGTGAGTTGAATGGAATGACTGCTTCCTTACCGTGTAGTACAGACAAAGTACCATCACCAAAGTTTCTGAAACCACCTGTTCCTTTACTGAACCCCTCAGATGATAAATATTTTTCAATGTTATCTCTGAAATATTCAATCATCATAGGTTCCCCAGAACCAATCGCCATACTCTGAAGTAGTGGCATGTTAGCTCTAAGCGCCTTTAATTGTTCTCTGGCAAGTTCTTTTCCCTCTTCAGTTTCGGCATCTTCCATAGCTTCTAACTGGTTATGCATCCACTCTGCAATAGCTTCACTAGTTGACATATTTACATCTTTGCCGTATGCATCAATAACTGCTGGCAATCCACCTGCGGCTATTTTTTCAGCCAATCCAATTGCAATATCCGAGCCAGTTAATGCGCCACCACCGTTAATTTCATTTACAGCTACACCACCAGTCGCACCACCAGTCGCTATATCTGTTGCTGTTTCGACAGAAAGTCCTGCCAACTGTTCTTCAGCCGCCGCCGCCGCACTTTCTCTTTGCTTCACAAGCCAATTGTACAAGCCTTTGCCTATGACGTATGCAACTCCAACAGCCGCACCTATCAATATGCCAGTAGGACCTAAACCAAACATCAATGCTAAACTAGCACCAGTTAGACCTGCTACACCCGCGTCAACACCTATATCAGCAAGACCATCTGGCATAGAAGTTTCGTCCTGTAGATATTTCTTTACCTTGTCTCCATATGACCATGCCAATGTTGTTAATGCACCTAGAATAATTCCACGGATACCACCAATGCCACCAAGTTTACGTCCCTTTTTAAGTTTATCATCGGCTCCATTTTTACTACCAATCGCACCAGCCACAGCACCAGCAGCCGCATTACGTATAACAGCCCCACCTAAAATTACACCTGGCAATGCCGCAAGCCATGTTTCAAACTGACTAAGCCCATCAATCATAGTGTTAACGCTTGTAGCAAGTTTATCCCAATTGACCGTAGCTAAAGAAGCCACAATCTTGCCAGCTTCAAGAACTGTTGTACTTGCACTATCTACCAACTCTTTAGCTGAAGTTGTCATTGCTTTAAAATCTGTATCTTTTAATGATTGTTCCATATCAGACCAACCACCATCAGTCTTGTCATCTATGAAACCCTTCAAGATGTTGTAACCCACAAAAAGACCAGCACCTGCGATTGCAATATTCTTCAATCCTTGCAACGTAAATGCTTTGCCTATTGCATCTCCAAAAGCATTTATTCTAGTGTCATCACGTTTGGTGGTATCATCACTTGTTGTATCTGAACCAGAATCAGCAGAATTTCTTTCTAGTTCCTCAAACTGTGCTTGGTTTTCCTGTATACGCGCTGACTTCTCAGCTAAACCAGCACTCACTCTCATCAGTTGAGTTTGTTCAGTCACATTTTCATTGATCGATTTAAATACGTTTTGAAAACGATCCAATTGTATTTTAACAGAACGTATTGAGTGAGTTCCACTGTTACGACTAAGCTGTCCTTCAGCCTGTAGTCGATTCAGTATAGCCTGTGTTTCTTCAGATATTTTTGCCATGTTTTGCCTATTGATTCTTTTCGTTCTGTTGTTCTATATAATCGGTTAACATTCCAAAGTAGATATCACGTTCGTAAGGTAGTAGTGCTTCTATGTCGCTTATTGAGTATTTATGATGCTGTGCCAGTGCAAATATGCTTTGATAGTAATGTCCTAGATCAGTATGGGACAGCATTAGATAAAAAAACTTCGCATTCCTTCTATAACAAACGTTTTGTCTTTACCCTCTTTATTCGTGTATTTCATCTCATGTCGTAGTCGTGGCATTGTTTCAAAAAACTGTTGTACACTTCGTACTACAGCACTACTTAAATTCTCCATAAACCCATCAGTTTCTTCTGGGGTGTAATCTTTAAAATGATGCACTTCGTCTTCTGAAGCGAGTGTGTCTAAACAAGAAACCATTATGAAATAGTTCACAAGTGGATCACTAGGGTCCATTTCAACGATAGTAATAAATTCATTGATAGATGGGTACTTTAGAAATAACGTATATTCATCATTCACTGGTATTTTGTTAGTATGACCTTCATGCTTTGTTAATTGAATGTCATCAATAATAACTTCGAGGTTTACAACTTCTTCTGTGTCTGGGTCTTTTATTTGAAACTTGATGTTATTGTCTACTGATTTTGTTCTCAAAACAAGTAATACGTACTCCAAGTCGAACATAGCCAAGTCACCAACATCTTTGTCGATTAGACAATTATTCACGATTTGTTTTGAAGCCAAGATTTCTTGTGAAGCTTCATCTGATTCTGACGCAACCAAAAGGATTTTCTCTTCCTTTACGGTAAACGGTCTGTATTTTACTTTTTCATTGGATGACGGCAATGTCATCTCAAAAATGGGTAGATCAATTTTAGGTAGTGACATGATATAGTCCTTTCATATTAACGAGGTCCGAATGTGCGTTGCGCCAAAGAACCAATCTTATCAGCTTTACGTGATATATTGTCAAAGTTGTTATTTAATTTAGTGAATTTGTTTACTGCATCTTGTATTCCGCGTGGGACAAGGTTTGAACCAATAAGCTGTCCCATCTGTCCAAGATTATCGATTAAGTCTAGTATCCCATTACCACGATTAAAGCGTGATGACGGTGTGCCAACTCTTTCACCAGACAGTTGTATTCTGTCGTATTGGAAGCTTACTGGAAGAACAGCAAAACTATCTGTGTTTTCCCATGCTAAGTCCACATCTCCCATCATACCAGGAAATGCATTATCTAAAATAGTTTCGTAATATCTACCAGTGTCGAGATAATCAGCCGAATAGTGTTTAATCACAACACGACAAGCATACTCATCTTTGTAACCAATCTCAAAGGGAAGCATTCCATCTACCTCAGCAAAAGAACCGCCAGCAGTAGAGTAGTTTACAATTCTTTGCGCCCATGAATGGAAGAATGTGAGCATCTGTGCATCAGAGTCCAACATAAAGATTGCTTGTACTGGTTCTGGGTTTAAGCTAGTTGGCATCATTTTTCTTTGTTGTGCCACTGCTTCGTATGACGCCATACCAATAGTAAGTCCTGGGATAGCCACGTTCTTGCAAAAGAATGTCAAGTCTCTAGAATCTGCGGATGATGTGTTGAACGGAAAGTTGACAATCGTAACTTCGAATAGCGAACTGCGTGAAGGACCGCCAAAGCGATCCATCTGTGTTTTAAAATCTGATATGCTAAACGCCATTACTTGCCCTTTATGATAGCTCTGGAATCTTTCCAGACTTGTGCTTTGGTAGCTCCAACAAACTTTTGGCTTGGTAAAAACAATGCGATATCCCACTCAGTAGGTTGGATATAAACAAACTTTGTTCTTACTTGGCTCATCAAATAGTGTTTCACTGTGGGCTTGAACATGTTGAACTTTGCCGCACCCGATAATATATCATAATTTATTTTTAGTTTAGTCGCTTCTGTATAATTCTTGTTGTTCGCCGTGTCGTATAGAGCATCCATTAACTTTGCTCTTAACACAGGTGGTAGATAGTGTAGGTTGATTCCTAAGAACCCACCCTTTGCTTTATTTATGGGAAAAATTAGAGGATAGTTGTCATAATATGGTAATTTAGATTTGTCAGCTTTATGCTTAGGATCATACATGAATGTATACATGTTGCCTAATCTAAATCTGTTTTCATAACGATCTCTGCCCATCTCTTTGATTAGCTTTGTTCCCTCAGCTTGCTTCTTCGAAACGGTTGCGGCTTGATCACGATACCACTTACGTGCTTCTTGGGTACGAGCAGGCATTTGTCCTGATCTAATACCTTTCAAGAGGATATCGTCGAATACTTTTGCTACCATTTTATTTTATTCCCAGTTCTTTTTCTGTGTAAATAACAAATTGCCACCCACGCTGAGCGCAGAATTTCCTAGCGGCTTTCCATTTTGCATCATTAATCCCAAAGGTTTTAACCTCATTCAAATACTTTCTTGATATTCTACCAGTCTTGGTAGCGTTCTTCTTAGACCTATCAGGTGGCCTTGTTTGTGCATAAGGTTTAATCTCAATCATTATAGTTGCAGATGTGCCATCGCCAGTTTTCTTGTTGACAATTACATCAGGATAGTACCTATGGCGTCTTCCGTCAATAGGAGACATGTAAGGAACTACAACTTCTTCCGACTGCCACCACAATACATCGGGGTGAATGTCCACGTATCTAAAGAACTTGAACTCCCACATAGACCGATAAATGATCTTTGTTGGGTCGCCCTTGTATTTAGAAGGGTTTTTCGGACGAAATCTACCACTATGTGCCATGATATAATAAAATTAACCTTTCGTTGTCATATAAATAGACTTATACATCACTATTTATAAGAAAACAGGCAGGGTTACACATGGGTATTTTCGGATCAAAGTTCTTAAGACCAGAGGTTTATGAAAGAGCTAAAGCCTCATCAAGTGAGACGTCTTATCAGTCATTTCCAGCACAACCACATCCACATAGTATTTTGATGGTATTTAAGAAATATGACTATAAAGAATATGCAAATGGGTTTAACCAACGTAAAGACACACGTGTATCTGGTGGTGGTAGAACATCTGGTGTTGGTTTGCGATCTAGCAACTCAATCGAATTGCCATTTCCAAAGAACCTCACTGACGCCACTGATTTAAGAATAAACGGTTTCGAGCGTGATCCATTTACTGAAGCAATTGCAAATAAAATTAAATCTTTTAGTGAGGGTGGTAGTGTAGAAGATGTTCCAGGCATGCTCCAAGGATTGGGACAAAGTATGTCAGCCGCATTGACAGGTGGTAATATGGCAGGGGGTCTTAACGACATTGCTTCAAAGTTCTTAGGAACTGATCTTAAAGATATTGCATCTGGCGCTCAATATTTGTTGAGAAGTAATCCGTTAATGTCTGGTGATATTTCCAAGACTATTGATACTGTTACAAACCAAACACTCAACCCACGTGAAACTCTTGCTTTTGAAGGTGTGAACCTAAGAAGCCATGCATTCAATTGGGAACTGTTTCCTAGCAACCAAACTGATTCAGAACGTATTCGCAACATCGTAAAGATGATCAAAAGAAATTCATTACCAACAGTTACTTCTTTGGCAGGGATACGTAAAGCATATTTGCAGTACCCATCTACTGTTGATATGTATCTACTTGGTGTCAACGAAGAGCATTACATGAAATTTAAGACATCTATGGTCAGTCAATTTACTGTTGACTATGGTGCTGGTGGTGGAGTTGCTATTATGAAGGGTGGTAAGCCCGCTGGAGTATCAATATCAATGACACTGCAAGAGTTGGAAGCTGAAACGGCTCACGATTATGGTGTGGGGGATAACCCAATCCAAAATGCTACATTAATGGATCAGGGGAACATAGAATAATGGCTAAATATTTCGAACAGTTCCCAGTAATAAATTACGAAGGTAGATTGGTGCGTGATATTACACGGCGCAGTAGCTTCACCAAAGAAGTTTCTACCAATCCACTTCTACATCTTCCATATACAGTAAAAGAAGGTCAGCGTCCAGAAGACATCGCTGATTTTTATTATGGCTCTACAGACTATACGTGGTTGGTGTATTTTTCTAATAACATCATAGACCCTTATCATGACTGGCCTAAAGCAGAACTTGACTTTAATAACTATCTTATCGACAAGTACGGTCAGCAATCAGGCTTGATTGGCGAAGATATCGTTGATTGGACTAGAGACGATAATGATGAGAATATCATCTATTATTATAAAGAGGTATAATCAATGGCAGTAGATATTGTAAAATTGGCACCAGAATCGTTTAGAACGATTTACCTTCGTAAAGAGGATCGCATCATCTTGCGCACCGAACAAGGTCGTAAGATTATTATTAAACGTATTATTCCTAATGAATGGAAGCCTTGGCGTATTTACGATCAAGAATTGGCTGATAATAATAACAAAAAAGAAATCTTCTTGGTTGATAACGTTTATCTTCCACAAATTACGCAAACATTTAAGAAAAGTATGAGAACTAAATAAATGTCAGAGTTTAATCCAGGAACGTGTGATATTTCTAGCGCAATCCTCGTTAGTCACGCAGGTAAATCATTAGATATGGCTGCTCAAATTGTAAAGTTTGATCTAGACCAGTCTATGTCTACTGTGGCTTATAGAGGAAGCTTAACTGTGCTTGATACTATCGGCTTGATGGAAAACTTTCCGTTAAGAGCTGAAGAAACGATGTTTCTTAAAATTCTGAGTTCTGACTTAGCTACAGAGAAGGATTTAAAAGTTCAGGTATTTAGAATTGATAACATTGTTCCTACTGAAAGTGCTGGCGGTTTAATGTATACCATGCATTTCGTTTCATACGTTACTTGGGAAGCATCTAAGAGAAAGATTATTACATCGTTCCAAAGGAAAAGTGTTAATCAGATTGCAAAAAGTATATTTGAAACTTACTTTTCAGGAATAGATGCTGGCGATTACTTAGATGAAAGAGATAAAACTAAAGTTAATGAATTAGCAACTGCAAGATACGAATTACTTGCAGAACCAGACAGAAATCTTTATATTCAGCCAACGGCTAATATGACTAATTGTTTAATACCAGATTATATTCCTAGTAAAGCTATGCAGTACTTAACAACTGTAGCTTATACTCCAGATTCTCCATCAGCTTCGTTTAAATTCTTTGAAACATTAGATAACTATTATTTTGCTACTGATGAATACTTTATTAAGAACGCAAGAAGACAAGATTTAATTGAGTTATTCT